AAGATTCTAAACTTTTCTGAAATAATAGCTGCCATTGTCTAATTGCCGTGATTTTGTAAGACTGAATCTGGTTTATTTATACGTATTTATTACGCACTTCTGAAGAAGTCCTCTATAGAGTGAGCTTCAATAGGTGAACCATTAACACCTCTTGTACATCCTGTAAAACGATCACTTAACTTACCAGTATAAGAAATCTGTTCTCTACCAATTAATATAGTTCCTGTTGTAGGGAAATTAGTTGTGGATTCTACATACACAACTGCATTCGTAGCAAGGTAACCTCCACCATTCTCATTAGGTAAATCGCTAGTCTGTAACTGACCAAGATAGTGATTTATAGAAGGATATCCAACATTGAAAGCATATCCAGCATCTGCTATACCTGACATTGCATTATCTGCGAAGTCTGCTAGGTCATAACCCCATCTAGACATTTCATCAATAGTTAAAGCGGAAACTCCTAATCCTGTATCATCTACGATGTTACCTGTATCCATGAATTTCGCATTCTCCCACATGAAGAATGATGGTCTCATTGTCATATTATGTAGGTTAGTAGGTGCGGAAGGATTCCAAGAAGGATTGTAATAACGATGATCAACAAATCCTAATTCGTATACAGTTGTCTTACCAACTGCACCACCGCCACCAGGAGGTAGGCCACCGCCTCCGCCTCCTCCACCGCCTCCTCCACCAGGAGGACCAACACGGCGATTCCCATATTGATCAATATAATAAGTTGGGATTCCCATTCTAACATCACCACCAGTATGAATATGAGTAATTTGTTTAAAGACCTTAGCAAGATTTGCACCACCAGATGTTACTGATGTTGGCCAGAAAAGAACTAACTCCTGTGGTATTGCTAAAGTTGTAGCAGTATCAATTCCCACAGAATCAATAATAGAAGTTATCTGAATTGAATTATCAAAATCAACCGTTAATGTCGCTGAAGTATCAACAACGATTGCAGTTCCTGGTATTGTTGGAGTTGTGGTTCCACCACCACCGCCTCCTACTCCACCGCCGCCACCGCCGCCTCCACCGCCGATACCAGTGATAAAGGTGACATCGCTCTCCATATAAAGAGCTCCAGATAATGAGACGTTCCTAATTAAAGGAGTAATAATTACTGTATAGAAAGGATCAATCTTTCTATTTCCTTTCATTATATCGTATTGCTTTGCAACAATAATTCTAGGTGTATCGGTATAACCAGATCCAGGATTTGTTAGTACTATATCAATAACAGTACCACCTTCAATAATAACTTCTGCTCTTGCTCCACCACCTGATTTATTTACAGGAACAAAATGAAGTATAGGTGCAGTCTCATATCCATGAACATCAACTCCTTTATCCCATGTAATACTGTCTACTTCACCACCAGAAACTGTACAAGTAACACTAAGTCCAGTTCCTCTCTGTTCTCCATTATAATTTGTAGTAGCTGCGGATCCAAAGAAACTCTGTGAAGGATCATCACCTGGAATATAAGTTTTTGTATTTAAATATTGTGGTAATTCATTAATAGTTCTGTATTCATCTTCACCACTTATTTTAATTAAATCGCCAGAACTTAAATTTGCTAATCCTTTCTTAGTATAGAATGCTTCATCTGCACTCTTACTTCCATATAACCATTTGGAAGCATTTCTCTGTAAACGATAATCATCATTCACCAATATAGTATCATTAGTATCAGTAAGTTCATACTCATCACTATAATCATCCTTTGAAGCAAAGAATACATTTGTACTATCAAAGTCTGGATTACGTCCACATAAAGTAATTACTAATTCATGATCTTCAACATAATAATTTTTTATACTACCAATAATCTTCTTAGTATCACCATCTTTCTGGTAAGCAACAGAAGGATTTAGTTGTCTCCAATCAGCAAAATCATTCGCAGGATCATTTGCATGACAAGTTAAAGTAATATCATTGTAATATTGATTTCTTTCAAAATCATATAAAGATATACTTTGACTAATATCTCTTCCATACAAACATATAATCTCTACTTTACTATCACGAGAAATATTCCTTGTGAATGTGATTGAAGATTCATTAATAGTATATGAATCAATATATCTTTGCCATATTCCATCAACAAAGACCAAAACAAATTGTTGATCTGTAATACTAACTACTTTCTTATCAGAACTACTCTTAATTAAAAATGGACCATTAGAACCACCAGAAGAAATATATTGTGTATCTATTTCACATCTAAAGTAACTACCAATACTATGGGCAAAGAATTTATCAACCGCTAATGGTTCCTGTAATGTCTTAGTGTTATCTTCTTGACCCCATAAAGGTGGACTTGTGAAGACTACTTTATTTGGTACAGATGTTCTATCAATACTATAAGAAGAATCATGTTGTATGACACCACTAATACCAATCAATAAGTCTTCATTGGGATCAGTATCAACACCACTACCATCTTCATAATATAATTCAAATATTGTATTCTTACCATCAATATAATCTGGATATGAAACAGGAACTACACCAACACCACCAGTAAATACTGTTCTTATAATAGTGGAAAGTGTAGATAAAGCAGAAATTACATCTTCACATTTATCATCAGCAGAATCAACTATTATATTTGTATTTGCATAAGGCTCTACTGTAGTATATGTACCTACAGGTAATTGATTATTTACTGCTAGTTTAGCAAGTTCTACAGCATATTCATATGCTTCTATAGTTTCTTGTAACTCCCCTGTTATAAAATCAAGAATGTCATTATTGAAATACTTTTCAATAGATTCAACTATACCTTGATTTCCACCAAATCTCAAATCATGAGATAATGCATCAACAATATATCCAATATCTCTATAACAAGTACTCTCTAGAGTTCCCCATTTTACAGTACTATACTTATTTTTAATATATCCTAAAGCTTCTGATTGAATATATTCTTTATTACGTTCTAATTGATTGGCAGCATCAATCCATCTTCCATTCTTTTGGAAAATATTCTTAATCTTCCTGAGATATTTTGCATTATAAGTATCATTCTTGAACTGATAATGTTTTCCATAAAATCTAACACCAGGAACTTCCTGTCCATCTTTAACAGTTGCTCCTAAAGGAGGTTGTGCAAAAGTTATTTGACTTCCATTTACAGTATAAGCAACACCAGGTTCTTGGAATATACCATCAAGAGTAATTAATAATGCTTGATCATTATAAGGAGAAACAAAGTTGTTATTATAATCAATTATATTAAATATTGTTCTTCCAGATAAATTACCTTTGTTTGATAAAGCACCATCAAATTCAGGAGTTAATTTAATTCCCTTTGCTTTAATCTCAGTAGTATTTGATGTATCAAATGATACAGAACCAACTCCTGTCTCTACAGCATGAGTTTGTGTTGATACAAGATACTGTGTAATTTGTTTTTTAGTACTCTGTACAGTAATCTTTGCCCCAGAACCAAGTTCAAGAACACTAGATCTTGAACTTGATGTATTATTGCTCATAAGAGCACGAGCAGATGACTCAATATCAACTTCACCAAATAATTGGAATCCAGCAGGATGAGTAGTTTCTTTTATTAAAGATCTCCACGTATCAATTGAAGTCTTAGATCGTACAAGATAAGAATAATCTTGATAATAAAAAGAATCATGTATTCTTTGATTTGAATCACTTACCTTTCCATAATCAGATGTATATTTTCCTAAATTATCAAAATAAGTTTTAATAACTGGATTAAACTCAGTATAATCAATTGTTTTAACTATAGCTGTATAACCTTTTGCTAATCCAATAATTTGTAAATTCTCTCTTAATATTCCAGTTATTCTATCAACAACAAGTATATTAGATCCTTTCCTCCATGAGGTTACTCTTGCACGTGCAAGTTCCTTTGTTCCCGATCTCTGTACTATTGTTTCACCCACACTAAAATCACCACTATTGTTAGATACAACCAAAATATAATTTGATCTTATACTAGACTTTATAGTTAAATCATTATGATATGAACCACCATTATTTTCTATAGTAATAGTTCTAGGAATACCAATATCTAAACTTCCTAAGAAACACTTAGTAGTGGTATTAATTTTACCTTCACTGTCATAAATTCCTGTGACAATAGGAATCTTCTTATAATCTTTACCAATATTAGTAATTTTAATTGTGTTAATCTTACCAACAGAAAATAAAGATTTAGAAATATATTTAATATTTCCAGTACCATCATGAGATGCTTTAGTCTCGGTAGAATATAAGATCTTATCTGATGTTACATATAAGGAAGTTTTTTCTCCTTGCAAAGGATCATTAATTACATTAAAATATGATAACTCAGAATTAACAATTCCATCCCTATCATAATAGTAATACTTTTTGTATAATATATCTTTTTTAGTATTATATTGATTGGTACTAACTCTTGATCCAAATCCTAATTTAATATCAACCCATTGGTTGTTTGTTTGTATAGTTCTTTCTGGTGTAACAAGATTAAAAGATCTACTGGGAGATATATCAAATCCAACACCAATCATAGAAGTATGTGAAGTGTCAAATTTATATCTGTAATACTCTTTAATATCAATTATAGGATTTCTTGTAAAAGTAGAATTATCAGAAGAAAACTCAAAATAAAGACTTGGTGGAGTAAGTGATACTATTTCTACCAATTTTTTATCAACACTAGTATCATAGAATACTGTTGTTAAAGTTATTTCATTAATAGTTGATAATGTTTTATCATAATCCCAAACGAATACTGCTTTCTGGGTAGATGAATCATAAGATATTAATGCTGCATCAGCATCATTAGTACCAACAGAATAATTATCTGTAAAGTTATATCCAAAATTATAAACAGAAACTTTTGCTCCATCAAAATGATCAACAGCATCTCCTCTACTTACAGTTAAGATAGTACCTGATTTAGTTTTAACTGTTACAATTTCACTACCAATTTGCAATTTATCACCAACAGTGATCTTATCAGAATTACTAACATTCAATTTTAAGTTTTCACTAGCAAATCCAACATGATCAACAAGTAACTGAAGATCTGGTTCTGTAGAACCTACTCCTTTACTCAAAACATCAACATCAACACTAAGTAAATCATATTTACTATAACCAGATCCCTTATCTGTAATAGTTACCTCACTAACAAGACCAGCAGAAGAAACTACAATTTTTGCTTTTGCACCATCTCCTTTTCCACCAGTTAATACAATATCATTATATACGTTAGTAGTATAATCACCACCACTATTCAATATGTTAACTCTACCAACACCAGTATCGTTGAGAGTCGTTGCTATGACTACGTTCTTAAGGATTGCTTCTTGATAAATTCTCTTCCTTACGTGATATGTTGTTGTAGATAAAGAATCATTAGGATTGATATCAATATTAATATTTTCGTTTAAAGCAACACCATGTGTATCAGAAGTAGTAAGTAATGCTACGTTATCCTGAATATTGAATGGAATAAGATTATCACTTAAAGAATTTATAGAAACAATCTTTGAACCAGTAGTATTAATTAAATCGGAACTACTTAAGAATAAATCACCAGAAACACTAAAATCACCAGTTAAAACTTTAATTTTAACACTATTTTGATCAATTGTACTTTCTAAAATTTTACCAGTAGCTACTGGAGCATTAACACCATCACTAAATGATAATGTAGCTGATTTGCTATAAGAAGATTTCTGATCTAGAAAAAGATTAATTACTTTAGTATTTGAAGATAGTACATCTGTACTATTAAAAGTACCTGATACATTGCTCAAAGCAAATTTCTTAGCAGAAAATACATCACCAACTATAATACCTTGAACACCAGTATTTGCTTGTGTAATAGTATCACCATCAAACAGATATCCAATATCAATAAGTTCAATATAATTAATTTTATTTGTATGTGAATCAATTGATATTACATCTTTTCCTTCAACAGATTCAATTTCACCAGCAGCATTAATTCCATCTGTACCTTCATTATCAATTACTAATTGACCACCAACAGAAAAATTAGAATCACTACTACCAACAGATGCTGATGCTACAGATCCTCTACCAACATTCTTAATAATAGCACGAGATAAAACACCATTCTTACTAATATCAGAACTTCTTAATCTATTAGCATTACGAGGTACATCATTTTGAGATATAGTGGAATTATAATTTGAATCTAATGGTAAAGAATAATAATTTTCCCCCAAAATATATGGGAATAAAGGTTTATCAGAAGAATCTACAGTAATAAAATAAGCATATGTTCCTTCAGGATATTCTGGAGTAACACAAAAACGGCCATTATTATGATCTAAAGTTCCAGAATCATCAGTAAAAGTATAATCATTAATAAAAGTACCTATAGGATAGGTAGATATAGAAGGTCCACTAAGTCTTTCAGAATTTCTAGTATAACTAGGAGTCATCTGTGTGACAGTACTAGAACTGTCTAGTGGGTCTGTATAACCATAAGCACCATATATGGGGTTGCCATCATATGCAAATCCCAAAATAGGTGAATGAGTGGATCCTGTATCATTTATTCTTAATGTAGTAGGAGAGGCATAATAAGCATATCCATAACCTTTAGCAGAATCAAAATTCTGAAAGAAAAATCCATTCTCAGAATCTACATTATTCTTATTAATAAAGTATCTGTCTTTTCTCCACTCTTTAATTTTAGCAACACTAGTTGCTCCCGATCCAACAGGTATTAAATCAACAACAATATTAGTTTGTGTATAAAAATCTCCACCATTAATTTTAACAAACCCAGTAATAGCACCATTACTATCCACTGTAGAAGTATATTCAGCAAATCTACCCTTTCCTAATGAATCAGTAATTCTAACAATAGGGGGAGTTGAATAATATTCACCAGGATTATTAACAACAATGCTAGTAACAACACCGTTAGTAACAACAGCTGTTGCAGTAGCATTTCTACCAGATAATATTTCTATTTCAGGAACAGAAGTATAACTTCCAGCATCAGTAACAGTTATAGATTCTACTGTTTCTCCAGTACGTACTGCTAAAGCACGATTAGGAAATCCATCAATTAATACAAAAGGATCATTTTTAAATCCATTTCCTTTTGACACAATTGTTATACTTTCAATAGGACCATCTAATATATAATCTTCATCTTTATATCCTAAAAACGGTATTCCGTTAACAGCAATACCAACATCTCTATACTTAGTCTCATATATCTCAGTAGTTGAGATAGGATGCTTTCTAATAATTTTTAAATTCTTTTGATCTGTTACATCACTAGGAATAGTACTACCAGCATTGATAATATCATGTGATGGCCAACCAGAAGAAGCAATATAATATCCTTCTCCATCTTCATAGATGGCAGATATATCATTTTCAAATTCTTCAATCTTAGATCCAAGATCTGTGTAATTAGCAGTGGAATAAGGGATCTTATTAGGATCTGTTAATTTCCATCTTAAATTATTCTGACTATCAAATATTCTTACATCGGTTGTAGTAAATCCTGGTTCAGATATTTCAAGAACATCACCTGGATTAGAATATGGTGCTGCTTTCTTAATATCAGTGTTATACAAAACACCATAAACTAGCATAGTAACACCAGCACCACTAACATTAGCTCCATATGTTACAGGTGTACCTATAGGATAACTGCTAGTACCATTTCTATTTTTAACAAGAAATGTATTAACTGTCTTCTCTTCAAATGTTATGGTTTCATCACCAATATTAAATTCTCCTTTATCTCCCCAACCTAATGTTGATTCAACTCTAACTAAACGACCTTCTTGAATGATGCTTTGCATCACTACTCTTAATTTTGTTCTTGAAGCAATAGAAAACTCACCATTTACACTTGCTTCATTGAGAATGATCTCATATAACTCTTCACCATCAAACTTACCTGTATAACGAACATTATCAACAATAGCAGTTGCATAATTACCAGATGATATAGTTTGTGTTATACTTTTACCTACAAGGTCTAATGGATTACCACTTAATATTTTTACTTTTAAAGAATAGTTATTAACCCAATTTGATTCAGAACTCTTTATTGTAGAATCTGTTGGATATACAACTGTAGGTTCTGGATCATCATTAATTAAACATTTAAATAAGAACTTAATAGATTTTTCAGTTCCTTTTGATTGATAGAAAGAACTAATATACTTAATAAGAGATCTTTTGTCAACACTATTATTTAAGTATGCTTCAGGAAAATCTGTTAGATATTCATTCTCAAAACTTCTAATAATAGCATATAAAAACAGATTGCTAATATTATGAACTATAGAACCACTATTATGTTGTGCTGCTTGGGTAGTTACAAAAGTACTTTCTGAATATAGATCTCCTAAAGTAGTATTACCACTTACTCCACGACTAAGATCCAATAATTCAGTATCTGTTCTTTTCTGATAGAAAATTATTTCATCATCTATCTTAACATATCCTCCATTCTTAGGAAATGAAGTAGCATCAGCAACAGTTATTGTGGTATCACTAGATTGAACAAGTCCTACAGAAGTAGTATTCTGTGTTAGTATATTTTGCTCATAAAAATCAATATCACGATATGTCTGAAGATTCGTGATAATATCATAAGGTTGGCCTTGTAATTCCACCTGCTCATAATACTTTTGTATAAACTTACTAAACAGTTCATACTCTTCGTTAATGAAATCAGGCAGTTGTTGTTCAACTAAGAACGATATCTTATTCGCAGTTCTTGGCATTTAACCTACTCTTCTTTATAAGCAACGAATTTACTTTTTGACACATCTACGTCTAGATATGCCTCACGTTTAACTTCAATATCTTTATTGGCAGGTTTCACTCGTAACTCAATACGATTATCAGAAAAACTACCCTTTAAGATAGTGAAATCAAACATTTCAATCTCACCTTTATCATAATTAACAGTTCCCACAGAATCATCTAATAAAATCTTCTCATTAGTAATGGAATCTAGAGTATATAGTACTAATTTGCCATCTCTATCTTCAAGATATGAAGTATAATTGGGAAACTCAAAGGTTGTCATGCCCGTAGATGATACTACAGGGTTATCACAATCTTTTTTGAATGCATTTTGATAACAAACTTCGTAGTAAGTAGAACTATTAATTTGTGCTATAAAATCTTTTCGTAATGTAACCTCAGTATCATTGGAATTGATAGAACGATCTGCGTTATCAATGACTCCAATAAATTTACTATATCTAAACTTACCATTAAACTTTTCAGTTTCAGAAGTATTTAAGTAACTAACAATAGAATTTGATGCTTTAGTTGCAATTTCAGTAGGTAGTAACTTTGTTTTAGTACCAGTATAATATATCTTACTATCCAACTCTACAAATAGAATTGAAGGATCAACAAATTCTGGTCTTATAGAAGCAACTGTATACTTCTTTAATTCTTCTTTCAATTGATTCTTAGTAAAAGAAGAGAGTGAAGCTGCTTCAGTTGGTTTTATTGAAAGAAATACTTTACCATATGCAGGTGGTACTTGCTCTTCACCACCAAATACAATAACATCGCTTATTGCTGGATATATGTTTCTAACAATTGCTTTGTAATCGTTTACTGTAACTGCTCTGTTTTGAGAACCATAGTACTTAGGAGCATTATATTTAATCTTAGTAATATTCTCTATATCTGCTCCACCTGCTGCAATAGACTTTGTATTAAGAGTATCAATTGAAAATGGAAGTGTAATTGCTGCACCATTCTCATCTTCCATCAACCCATTAAAAGTAAAGGTCTTAGCACCATTGGTCACAGGACCATTTGTTACGATATAACTAATCTGAACTACATTACTATCTTCAAGTTTCTTACCTAATACACCATCACCAAAAAATATTTCATATTTCTCATCTTCTATTTCACTAAGAAAATATATTTTATCATTAGAACCAATATCTAATATGTTATTAGCAAGAGAATAATCTGTAAAGATTGAAGAATTTGCAGATTCAAATACTCTTACTCTAAGTGTAGTTGTATCAACACCAGCATTATCAATAATAAATCTCTGATTCTTTAATGCTGTATCAACAATTTGACTTATAGTTAAGAATGATCCTTCATATATGGGAAGATCTACAAAATTTGCGGAATTGTTTGCAACACTAACTTTATTATCTTCCTTGAGAACGTAACGATATAAAGATCCATCATAATTAGTTATAAACCCAGACCCAGCCTTGAGAGTGCATGATGCAGGTGCTGTACCATTAAAATTTAATGTTAGATCAACTGCTGCCGTAGGTGCGGTAATAGATTTCGGTGCATACCCTAATTGTTTCGCAAGTGCTACTACATTATCTCTAAGAGTTGCGGAATCAAGAAACAGTTCATTCACCACCATATTAGTGTTAAATGCTGTATAATAAGTATTATACGACATTACATCAAGCATCTGACTAATTGCAGATCCTTCAAAGTCATAATCAGTAAAATCAGTCTGTGCTCTCATATATTCTTTGAGAGCTGTCTTGATATCAGCGAAGTCTAAGTTGTTTAACTGGGTATATGGCATTATCTCGTCCTTGATAGGAAGAAGTCTACGGTTACTGGTGGAGTGTCTGTTCCTCTTACTGAATACGTCATTTCAACGTCAAATCCATTATCATCAAAATTTGGATATGCTTTAAGTGTACTAACAGAAATCCTTGGTTCCCATCTATCTATTGAATATCTAATATTTGTTGTAATTTGACTAGCAGTAGCATAATCTAGAGGTTCAAACAAATAACTTCTTATATCAGATCCATATTCAGGATTCATCAATCGTTCACCTTTATTAGTTAGCAATAAATTTACAATTGCTTGCTTAATAGCAGAAGCATCCCTACTGACAACTAAATCATCAGTAACAGGATGCTTCTTAAAAGTGATATTGATGTCCCTAAAGGACAATGTATTCGCCATTGACTGACAATATAGGAAGTCAGTTATATTTAGCGAGTTTTAACTTACTTTATAAAATGTGTACTTTAGAAATAACTCTTCTCCTTTCTTAATGTCTCTAATCGTCTTCATATAGTAGATTCTTCCCCATCCTTGGTCTTCGTACCATTTCACGCAATTGGGGTCTTCAGAGTGATTTACGAACCCTCCTAGAGGCGTTCTCATTATATCTTCATCCACTACCACGTGGGATATACCAAGGTACATCATAGCATCAATATCTTCTTTCGCAAAAAGACCTTGACCTGCTATTGGACTATCCTTTATGTGTAATTCCCTGGGTAGTGCTTGATATGTCATAATATTTCGGAGATTTTCGGCGTTCGGGTCGGAGACCACGCCTATAATTACCTTCCCTGTCCTCTATAACGCTTCTTTGCATTATTTCTTGAAGTTGCAGAAAGCTTTGTATTCTGTGAGTTGCCCTGACGAGTCTTTTTAGGTCTCGCAGCAATATGATCATTTGAACTATTGTATAGTGCCATAATTATCTACGTGTGTTAAACACTATTTTAGGATGTTTGAACGGTCCTGTCAAGCTCCTAAGTGTTCCTCCTAATATTAACTTCGCTTCATCCCCCTGAACTGCTGGCAATTTCCCATCAATAAACACTGACGTGTTAACCAATGGAACAACTGCCCTATTACCAGGTTGGCATGGTGCAGGTATTAAAGGATTAACCTTCACTGGAGCAGTTGGATCAATGACTGATCCAACATGGTAATACTCCACAGGTGATTTATCAAAGAACACCTTCGGTGAAACTGAGGGAGAACCTCCCAAAGCTAATCCTGGGTACATACAGTTACCATCTGTACTCGTGGTATCAATGGTAGTTTTACCTACTAGATTTGGCATATTTCCCCATTAAAATATCTACATCATTATGTAAATTGTCCAACGTCTCTGCTATTGACTGATGTGTCTCAGATTTCGGTGGACGGTACATCAATCGTGGTTTCTCTAATAAGGTTAACCTCTTCTCCATCATGCTTAACCTCTCGGATAACTGCTGGAGTTTCTCGTTGAACTGCTGCATTGTCAATTGGTTGTCTACTGTCATTATCTTGTCCTGAGAATCTTTCTGCAGCTGCGACTTCAAATCCATCACAGAACTGTTCAAAGTTATTCAGTATATCGTTGTATGTATTACGTTGTTGTTCCATCTGTGCTACTTGGGGGTTCGGGAGGACCGTCAGGTTTAGGCATTTCTTTAAACCTTACAGATAGATCTAGATCTAATACAGTATCTTCTACCTTTACCAGTCTCTTTGTTAATTCTTCTATTACTTCAATAATCCTTGTTATCTGCATCTCATGGGTATGTATAGCATACTTTGGATCTGATATCAATTCATTGTGAACATCATTCGGATTATACTCTGAGGGCGGTTCACTTGTTTCTGGATTATATCCAGGAATTTGTTGCTCGTCTTTTTCAGTCATTTTTTACCAGGAAAATTTTTTTCAAATTATAGCACAGGACTTTTCATTTTGCAAATAGTCTGTACAGATATTTAGCGAGACGTATCAACATATCAATAAACTCAGAGAAAGCAGAATACTTCTTCCTTCTTCTCCCTGAAATTCTTTGTGGGCGTTTTTGTGACTTTATGTATTTCTTCTCAGATCTCTCTTTCCTTTTCCTTTGGGCGGCGTATGCATTATACTGTCCACGTCTTGTGGCAGGATTTAGTCGTTGACCTTTTCTCATAATTTTTTTCTGGCGAAATATTTATATGTCGTTGGGATACTTTTGTAGGTTAGCTCTTTTGGATTTTGCTCGGCACACCCCCAATATCGGCATCCAACAAAAAACCCTGTCATCTGGACAGGGTGTGTGCTAGACTGTTATGCGAATTCGTGGCGATAACGTGCGTCCTGTGATTTGCATCCTTTGGGTGCAATTCCTGTCATGCGTCTCATCATGAAAGCGAATTCAAGTTTTTTATTCTTGATTACGCCGCCCTTCCTGTCGCTCATGTCTGCAACGGGGTCACCGTATGAATTGATTTCAAACTTTGTCGGTGAGTTTGTATTTGATTCACCGATCCACTCAAATTTGTCTCTCTT